CACCAATATTAGGAACGAGTAATGCCATTGAAAAACTACCTCTAGGGGTCTAGTTGAACTAAGAACTAATGTTATTTATAATTTTAATTTTAGAGAGATTAATACTCTTCTAATATTATTCACGCTGATTACGTCAAATCGGAGGATATCTCCCGCTGTAATCGTGCTTGTCCAATTATTTAGGACATCATCAAAGTATTTATTAGTATTGACTAATTGAACTCTGTTACCGCTGGTTATACTATTAAAATTAGGAAAGTCAGCGAATGTTGTTTTTGATATATCAAATACGATATCACCAGTCTGATCAGATAAAACTCTGATATTTTCTATCACACCAGTAACATCTATAGTTAGTGAACCCTTGTCACCAACTTGCATTGGTAGACTGCCACTATCAATTACATAGTTTACAGTCCTTGTTAGGTCTGCAGCTGCAGCAAGAGCGATAATTACTATATCATCATTCGTTGCAGGGGGAGTTGCAAATACAATCTTATCACCAGAAATATTGTAATCATTTGCTGGATCTAAGAAAAGACCATTTTTAGTAACAATAAGTTGTTGATTATTGTTTGGATTATACGGAGCTCCCTGATCCGTAAGAGAAAATGTTACCTCAGTTCCATCTTGAACAGGAGTTTTGCCAACGATAATATTACCGTATTGTATAGACTTAGAGGGAATCTCATAGTCTACACCGACATTATACTTGCCTGGTTCGTTTAGCGTTACTAGATAATTTGCCATTACGTTACGCCTGGAATTACGAGAACATTTCCTTGTATTGGTCTAGTTTTATACGAGTTAGGTGACGTAAGAACCAGATCATATACATATCTCCCACCTTCTATGGCAGTGGTTGTTGTACTAGCCAATGCTACTTTTATTTGACCGTCCACTCTACTTGGGAATGTTACGATAAAAGAATTGTACTTTGTGGCAGCAGGGTGTTTCCTTATTTTAGCTTCTCCAGTGTATCCTGTCAAATTCAAGGCACTAGAGTCTTCATTTCTAACAGTGAAGGTTGCCTCAAAATCTACACCTTGATCTAAAACTAAGTTGATGCTTCTTGCTGTCATCTCTCAAAACGTAGGATTGTAGTTATTTATCTAATTTACTTAAAATTAGCTTCATCATATCCTTAAGTTCATCAACATCATTCTTTAATTTATCCATCTCACCAGTTTCATCTATCTTTTGTTTCTTCAATTTTAAGTAACTATCATACTCAGAATTGGAACAATTCAATATTGCTCCTGATTCTTCATCTCTAAAAAGAGATCCACTGTCTTTTACTTTTATCTTCATTAGATAGATGCGATTGCTCTTAGGTCACGAATCTTAGGAACATAAGCGAAGTTTGTTCCTGACATTATAATCTTGATCTGGAATCCATTGAACTGTGGAAGATTCTTCACGTTGAATTCATATTCTTTGTAATCTGTTGCAGTTGTTGATGATAAGATCCTTCTATCAGGTTTTCCGTTGTTTTTCGCTACATCTATAACTCTACCCAAATTATCTAAGTTTTCAAAGCCTGGGAACAACTCAAATAACTGATATTGTGGTGGAGCATCAACTCTGAATACTCTGTACAATACTCTAATATCATTTGTAGAATGTCTATACGCATCAAACATAACTTTAAGACCATCTGCAGCCTTCTCAAGGTTGATTACCTTAGAAAGATATATTGCAGCACTTGGATCACTGTCAAGAGAGTTTACTCTACGATCTGTGGCATAGTCTGTAACTTTAGAGTTAAGTCTATCCATGACAGTAATCATGTTAACTCTATCCAAGTCGATCATAGGACTAACTTTTGTATCTTGAGTGGTCAAGAATGTCTGTAATGTAAATGACTTTCTGCCTGGGAAATCAATCAACTTATCTAATTCATTCTGTTTAGAAGCAATTAATCGTGGTGTGCTTAGTTCATTGTTACTGTTGAGTGATACTGGTTCAAATCCCTGATCTACAAATGCACCTAGATTTCCATCTGGACTATTACTACTGAATGTTCTCATTCTTCCAACAATGTCAGTTCCATCAGGAAGAAGAGTAGAAACATTAGGTCTGACAACATTAAATGCGATATTCTGTGTTGCCATTGGGCCATACGGTGTATTGACCTGTACATATTGTTGATCATAACTACCACCAGACTTAGTTTCTTTGAAATATAACTCTGGTAAACCAGCAGCACCACCAACTCCTCTGTCTATTCCACGACTTGAAATACCCACCTTCAACCAGTAATGATCAACATCAATAGGATACTTAGCAAGATCTGTGTCAGAGAACTTATGAGATGTGTTGATTCTTCTTAGAGAAACGCCATTCATCTCATACTTAAAGATCTTATCATTGACATTGTAGTCACCAGATTTAGATTCATCAATAGATCTTGTTATGTTATTAAGTGAAGAACTAGATGTGGTTACACCAGTGTATCTTATAATTTCCTGTCCAATCTTAGCAAAGCCTGGATTGGAAGTATTTACTTCTACATTTTCAAATGATGTAAATACGCCAACATTAGTAACAGTTATGTTATCTGTGCTAGAAGAATCAATAGTAGCTGTTATTTTCTCAGGTCTAACATCAGGTTCAACTCCAGATAGAACAACTTGATCCAAGTTAGAGTACATACCATGATTAGAGTGTCTTACACGGAAATGTAATCCATCAGCAATATTTTGTAGATACTTAACTGATCCTCCAGTCACAGTATTAGTACCACCAGCACCAACATATACAATTGATGAAGATGTATCTACTTTAGGAACACCTTGAATATTATCGAGGACTAAAGTGTTGAAGGCACTTATCACACCAACGTTATTTGGAATTGATAGTCTCAAATCTTTACCAAATCCACCAGTGTTAGTGGACGATACGGTAAGAACATCACCAGAGGCATATCCAGTTCCACCGATTGCGACAGTCGCTGCGGTAGCAACTTGGTTTGATACTGTTAGGTTTACGGTAGCACCTGTACCTCTACCAAATTCTGATACCAAAGGTACGTTAGAATAAACTACAGAAGTTGAAGCAAATCCACTACCAGCATTAGTGATTGTTAGATCACTTCCAATACCAATGGCACCTAAAACTTTATTTAAGTTTGCACTAAAGTTTGGATTGTTTTGTTGGAATATTGTTACACCTTCTGCCAATCCAGTTTGTTCTGATGTACTTAAACTCTTAGCCAATCCTACAACAGCATTGTAAGATATCATATCTATTGGGTTAGGAGCAAGAGAAACAATTTGTCTATTTCCAACATCAAGATCTGGGTTATAGAAGTTGACTCTACCAGAAGTTGCAGTAAACTCTGCTCGATACAGATTGAATTTTAAATCTTCTAACTGACTAGGATCCCATGTAGCACCGTTCTGTGATTTGAATAGTGAACCAAGTAGTGGCTGTTGAGATACTATGACTTTCTCAGAGTCTGCTGAGTTTACAGTCGTAATGTCTTCTTCACCCATCCTAGAGATGTAAACAAAGTATTCGTTAGATGCAGAAAGAAGAACAAGAGCGAACTCTCCTCCCCCTTCACAATAAACAGGTGATGGGAATGTAAATGTTGTTGCCTTAGATCCATCTTCAGATAATACAACCTCACTTGGATCAAGAATACACTCACCAAACGGTAGTATCTCTTGTGTAGGTAAACCAGTTTGTAGTGTTCTTACTTGAAGTGTAACAGGTAATTCGTTTGTATCTTTTGCTTGGAAATAAACATCACACTTAGTCAGATATACACCATTGATATCAGGAACTTCAAATGATTGTGCAAGAGGGTCAACCCATCTTGTCTGACGAGTAGATCTTTGAGTGAAAGCGACCTGAGAAATTTCTCTTGTATCTGTCTCCGTTACAGTTCTAGAATCTGACTGAGGAATCCTTTGAACATCAGCATTTCTTGTTCTGAGAGTTGATGCCTCTACAGTTTGTAGAGTTCCAGCAGCAGTGTAGTTTGCTGAACCTTCACTATCTGTGAATCCAGAAATAGTTTCGTTAGTAGAACTTGATGATAATGTAAATGTCTTAGTACCAGTATTGAATGTAGGTGCAGAAGGGACTGTTGGATCTGGTAAGAATAGAGAACCAATAAGAACTCCTGCCTTATCTGTAATAAGTCTAATACTTGATACTGTTGCAATTGCACCACTAGACTGACCAATTAGTTTCATTCCAGTAGTAACATATCCGTAGAATCCAGATGCAGCTTGAAGTTCTAAAGAAGCAGTATCAACGTTTAGAACTGTAGTGGTTGATGAATATGTTGGTGCAATAGATGCTGATGGTTCGTATGGATTCTGACTATATGTTTGTGTTGGTGCATTATATGGGCCATACTTATGATCCTGATTTGCAAGTCTGAATCTAATCGCATCATTATTTGAGTTAGGACGACTTCCTTCGACAATTTCACCAGCACCAAATGTACCAGATACCATTGTAACTTCAATAAGTTTAGGCACAACAAATCTTGCCATGTCAATGTTGTCAAAGAATGGATATAGTCGTGTATTTGGCTTGAGTCTTCTGCACACAAACTCAATGTTTCTTGATCGCATTGTAGCGACTACTTCTGTATTGACTACCTTATCTCCAAGACTTGTTGTATCAAATCTTTCACCAACACGGAATTGTATACCTTGTCTGGTTTGGTTTCTAGTAGTAACTGTAGTCTCTGTTTTAAACTCCTCTCTTCTTTCTAAGAAATTAGTAGTTGTAGTAATTGGAATACCACCCCTACGAGGCCCTACAAATGGCCCCATTTTCTGAACTGTTCTGCTGAGAATCTCTCTAGATGTGTCGGTTCTAGTGACAGGGCCTAGTGTGGAACTTCTTCCTGTCCATGTTGTTTCCCAACCACCCCAATCAATAGGTGAAAGACCTGAGTTACTATCTGCACCAGTCATACCCATGAATGAATTAAAGCTACCCTCAATATCGTACGTTGCAGCAGTTCTTCTAGTTTCAATCCATGTATCTGTTGCAGGGTTTAATTCAACCTGTCCAATCCAGTTAACAACAGCAAATGGGTTTACGTTTACAATTCTAGTAGCAAATTTATTTTCTAAGAAAATAGAGTCATCATAATTCAAACATACAACATCACCAACTCTTCTAACATTGGCGTCTCCCAAATCAGTTGCAAATCTATAGTCTGCACTTGGGTTTGAAGAAGTAGCAGCACCAACTATGGCTTCTGATCCAAGTAATAAATCAATAGAAGTTGTATAGTGTTGTGGTCTTAACTTACCCTCAGTTGAGTCAATAGATGCCTTAAATTGTCTATTTGTAACATCACCAGATGCTACAGATTTGAAGTTGTCTACAAAGAATCCAGCCTTAAATCTATCAAGATTTGTTTGTGGATCACGAAGAGACATATTAGCTGTTTCTACTTCGAGTAATGATAGTGATGTATAGTACTCAACGTTCTTAACTCTGTTTTCAATTGTAGCGATATCCTTCATTCGGAATCGTTTATGTTTTGCTAGAGTCAAATCTACAGTGGCTGTATCATAAAGGTATGGGTTCATTCTAACAGTAGCCACCTCTAGTGAGTTATCAATGGTATTTGGTAGTTTTGGATTCTCAGCAGGCACACCTTTTACCATAGAGAATATACCCTCTTTACTTAAGAAGAGTTTATCTACTCTACCAACATAATAGTCATATGAAATATTAAAGTTCTTATCTCTTGCAATTACATGTGTTGTTGAAGATGTGCCAGGCACAAATTGTCTAGCTAAAAACTCGCCAGGTGATCTACCAGATACTGCTGATGTAACTCTTGGTCTTAGATCAATTATATCAGAAGCATAGATTCCACCAACACTGGGTAGACTGTTCTTATATAACTTGGAATCATATGAGTTGACAGTTACAAAGTCGCCTGGATCTGAATTGTCAATGATATAGTTATTGTAAATGACAGTAATTCTTCTTGTAGGTGCCTCTGTGCCAGATCTTCTTACAATCGCAGAAAAATCAACATAATCTAGTTGTTGGCCAGGATCAAACTCAAAGTTATTTTGAATATCTCTATCGCCTGGAACAAATGTTTGAACTATACCTTGAACGTTTGTCTCTTCAAAGGTTACTGTTTCTCCAACTTCAAATGTATTTTCATTCTGGTATATAAAATTGACCTCGTTAGAACCATTAGTTTCTACGAATACCGCTGATGCACCAGAAGTTTTACCGACTATATTTTCACCCTTAATGGCGTTCAATAGATTGGAGTTTAAATTTGTTAATTGAAGTGTGGGTAACTGTGGATCATCTGTAGTAGATGATTCTAGTATAGCAAGAACGTATGCAACATCACATACACCTAAAGATAATCTCTTATCTTGCACTCTATTACCATAGGTAGTGTCATAAGTTAATCCATCATTCAACTTCATTAACCCAGTCCCTGACTGAGTTTTTGCGGATTTATTAACTGTGTATGTTGTAGCTCTCTTTAATATTTTTGATTTTGGTTTTACATTTACCTTTCTGAAAGTTACTGTCAATACAGCATCACCAGATGCTACAGACAATCCAGATAATGTAACTGTTCTGCCACTGACTGTTAATTTTTGATTAGTTAGTGATTCTATGACACCAGTGCTCTTGAAAGAAAGGTTGTAATCTTCTTCATCGAATGGTTCTAGTGTTAAATTTGCATCAGTTTCTAATGTTCCACTAAAGGCATTTCCAGCAACTGTAATTGCATATGACTTTTTGAAAACAAGATCCGCACCATTTAGATCCACGGATGCAATATTACTCTTTGTTAGTTCACTGAATAAAAAGGCACTAGAGTTATTTTTTACTTCTAAAGTAACTTTAAATAAATCATTGACATTTACATCACTTGTAGGTAATGCACCAGAGTTTACATTTGTAACATCAGAGATGGCTTCAAGAGTGATTGACTGTGCTGTAAATCCAGTGACACTATTAAATGTTGGAACATTATTACCAGAAATACTATACTGAATAATATCTCCAGTCTTGATACCAACGCTAGTGAAGTCTGCACTAGGAGAGGTTATAGTAGATGCAGAGGCAACTGCTTGACTAACAGTGTACTGAGTTGCAGTAGGTGCCAATAAGTGACCTAAATTCAACACAGCGTCTGCACTGAATTTATAATTAGTCGGATCATTTCCCACTAATTGTTTTACGTCATCAATACCATAATCTTCTACCCTACTGATACTTCTGGATACATCAACACCATTGACTTCTATCTGTTCACCAGTCTGAAATGCACCATTAACTTGATATAAAACTAACTGTGTAGAATTATTTGCAGCTTCGTAGGCATATCCTGTAGCACCACTATTTTTACCTTCAACATAAGATGGAAGAGTTACACTTGTTCCTGTATTCAATTGAAGATATGTAAATGTCTGAATGTCGTATAGAGCAGATTCAAATACAGTAGAAGAATCAGCATATCCTACGTTCTTTAATTTGATGTCATATAATCTGGCAACACCAACCTGTACTCCACTACCCTCTCCAACAGTTACAGTTCTTTTATTGAAAAGATTGACATATGAATCTGTACCTATTCCTACAGGAGGTGAACCACTTACATGATTAAGTTCTACCTGTCTTCCTATACTAAATGGTGTTGCTTCGTTTGTAATTCTTTCTGTAGTTCTTGGTTTCTCTACATCAAGAGTTGTAGTTCCTATTGTCTCTACCTCATATCCCTTGATATATGCCTTTCCTGGCCCTATATTCAAACACATCAAATCGTCTGTAGGGACGTTGCCTCGTTGAGTTAACTGGTCTGAATAAAATGCACCATCATTACCAACTCGGTTGTTTAGGCACTCTTTAACAGTAACATTAAATGGATTTACATAGTAATGTCCTGATTCATCGAATGTTCTTTTTGCCAACTCATCACGAATTAAATTATAACTTGATTCTTTTACAAATTTTTGTAATTCACCATTTTCAATCCTCATCAATTCGATGAAGTTTTCATCATTCAAATCAGTAAGTGATTTTTTGATGAGTGTTGTAGATAGTTTGAATCTGTCAGCACCAGGCGCTGCGAAGTTTGAGAAACCTCTTGCATTATCATAGAGATCGTTGTTCTCATTGGAAGCAGTAACTAATTCTTCTTTTACTAATAAACCAACTCTATATGAAGGCGAATTTGTATATTGATCNAGGATAACTGTAGAGTCAGCAACAGTAACAAAGAAACCTCTGATAAAGTAAACACCCTGAGCAATCTTTGCTGCAGCACCAGTTGCAGTTGCATTTGAAATTACTGTAGTTGCAAAACTACCACCAGATCTTATACTAGAAAGAGAGTAGTTGAGATCTTCTTCAAGTAATAAGTTCTCACCATCTGCAAAATTTGCTCTAGAAAAGTCTGTATCACTAGAACTTTGATATTTGATGTATAAAGTATATGCCCCTTTCGTTGATTCTCTATTTGTAATATAAGTTTCTACCTTAGCAGTAACACCACTTGTTTCACCTTTAATTTTTTTCCCTTTTAAATTTTCAAGATAAAGTTGAACAGGAATACCTAAATGACTATCATCAATCTGAACAGATGTATAATCGGAATCATAAGCGATCTGGCCAGGAATTACAACAGAACCTTCCTTGAAAAAATGCTTACCAAACTTTTCAATCTGATTCTGTAGAATAGATTGTAGTGTGGTAAGTTCCCTAGACTGTACAGGTAAGCCTGGTTTGAATAGTACCCTTTGATAATTCTTTAACTCTTCAAAATCATCAAAATATGGAGATGAATTTAAGTTGGTATTCTGTGGCATTGTTCTTTAAAATTCCAGTACTATTTTGATGTCTTCCTTCTGACTAGCAGATCTTGGGATTGCAGTTCGATTATCAATATAGATTATTTCACCTGACTTAGTATTGAATTCTGCTGAAGATATACCAGCACTGAAACTCATACCAAGTTGATAGACTTTATTATTTATTGAGGTACTTACACCGTTATAACTGGTGTCAACAGACAGTAAAGAACCTGTTACCGATGACCCATTAATTGTAACTCCGTAGCCTGGATCAGGATTTGATGTAAATGGAATTATCTTGTATCCAGTTACACTAGATGCAAGACCCATAGGTTGATAGTATTTCAATACCCCAGTCACTTTATCCCAAGATGCCACATATCCAATCGCAGTAGATCCTAGACCAACTGTCTGAGTTATTTCAGAGTCAACTGCATAGGTTGTTCCTGTTGTAAGACCAGACATTTTGATTGCTTTCAATCCACTCACCATGGCAGTGTCTAGTAATTCTGTACTACTACCAAATACGGTGGGATTTTTTATTAGTCCAACCCTAGCGAAGTCATTACCTTCAATAATATCAGGGTTAGTTTCTATTGTCTCAAATCTAGAATATAATAATGCTCTATACGCACCCAGTTCTCTGTAGACATCATATCCATGACCACCTTTAGGTGGAATAATTACACTGAAACCAGCAGAAGATGTTGTTCCTATTCCAGTATTGGTAAGGTTAGCAAGAACACCGCCAGACTCAGAGCCAGGAGCGCCTGGGAAAAACTGTATTGATCCGTGGGTATATCCTTCTCCTCCGTCAGTAACAAATACTTCAGAAACCTTTCCGAAAGAATCAACCGTAATTGTAGCCTTTCCTCCTGATCCATCTCCGAGAATTGGAACATTGGCAAAAGATGTAGAGATTGGTTGATAGTTAGAGCCTCGATTATCAACAACCACAACTTCGATCTTTCCATCTATAGCGTTAGCCTTTGTTGCAATAGTCTCGCCTTCCTTTCCCCAGTTTTCGGGCACAGGTATGTATTCAATAGAGTCAAATTTAACGATTTCTGATGGTTTAATCGTATAAAGGTATTTCCAAACGTAACCATCGCCACTAGTGCCAGCTGCCCTTGGCTCAAGGTCAACAAATGTGGGTTGGTCATATGAAGGCCTTCCCTTTGGGTTCTCAGGGTCTGATCCATTTTGTAGACAAACGTAAACTTTCAAGTCTTCATTCACTATGTAGTAATTTGCCTCGTATAAACTTCCCTGTGAAGTAATTGGTGTGAGATTGTAAATATTATAGTCATGTCTGTACATCTCATAGGTTGTTCCAGCAACCCATGATACCTTTCTAACAAGTCTACGAACATCTTTATCCGTAACCTTTTTCATTGCGATGATAGACTCTTTGATAGAGTACTCTTCTTCAAATCCATCTAAAGGTGCAGGGGTGTTAGTAGCCCATGTGGCAGTACCGCCTGCCTTCGGTTCTATGGAATTGGGTAATCCCATGAAAGCGTAATATTTGTTAACAGTAGATCCGACTCCGACAAAACTCTGTACAAAAGTTTCGGCATTTAAAATTCTAAACTGTTCGGATATAATTGCAGGCATTTTAAAAAAACTAGTCTTTTTGTTTTATTTAGGGGTTAAGTTAATGGTTTCTTTCTGGAAACTACAGAAGCAGTCGATAGACCAGTATTACCATTCATAGAATTGACGAAAAATTCATCTGGATTACCCGATCCACGATTCTGATAACCGTAGATTTGACCCCAACTATATCTACCCCAGAAGGTATCAACATTTGAAGTTCCAGCAAGACCAACTTGGATTTGGTTATTTCCAAAAGTTGTAGGGCCAGGTAAGAAGGAACATGTTACTGTGGTAAGTCCAGAAACAGCATCACCAGCTCCAGTAACTTCTTCTACTCTAAACACACCACCGAGATAATCACCAGAAGTGACCATACCAACAGGTACTCTTGATCCAGAAGATGTTGTAATACCAGTAAGTGCGTGTCCGACAATTAGAGGACTGTCAAAGACAGTAAAGAAGTCTCCTTTCTCCAATCCACTAAAGTTAACTCCAAGAGCATTTAGTGAAGAATAACCATAACCTAAGTTTGTATTATCGTTGTTCTGCGATTTCAGAGTAAATTCCAATCTAGGTAATCTCTCTGACGAACCAGGCATGTATGTATTTATCCCTACGATATCACCAAAGTCTCCTTTCGCATTGATAGAGAATATATCCTCTCTCTTAGTTTTATCAGTCTGTACAAGAACTGGAGGTGAACTACCAACATCATAACCAAATCCACCATCTGTAACAGTTACAGAGGTTATCACACCAGCAGTTACAGATGCAGTAGCAGTTGCTCTGTTGATAGCTGGATCTGCATAGAATTGGGTTGTTGCACTTCCAACTGCAATAATTCTAGTGCTATTGAAATCACCAAAGGTTGTATTAGTAATGTCACGAATTTCATTTGAATGTGATATTTCTCTCTTGTTCCAGTTTGCCAAGTCGAATGAGTAATACATCTCACCAACTGTGCTAATACCAATATAGAAGTTATTAAAGTATTTGATATTCTTGAAGTCAAATGTTGCAGGGTGTAATGTTCCAGCAGGCAACTGTTGACTCCAAGGTTGCCAGAAGTTTTTATTTGTTGAAATACCTATTGTTCCATTATTACCAACATAGATGAACTTATTACCATCATAGATGACATCATTGATATCTTGAACAGTATTACTTACTTTGTCTGACCATATCAAACCATCATTAGAAGCGATAACAGCACCACCGCCACCAACTGCAATAAATTCACCCTGACCAAATGCAACTGAATTTAGAGTTTCTAAACTTCCAGAGTATTGACTAAATGCCTCTGCTGTTGTAAGACCAACCGCAGTAAAGATAGATCCAGCAGCACCAACAGCGACCCATGTGTCTATTGATCCCTCCCAAATTATATCTTTGAAACTTCCAGTATATGTACTGTCAAATGTGTTTACTTGACCAATTGCAGGGATTGCTCTCTTCTCTTTAAGATCAATGACATCCCAACTAGAAAGACTGTTTCCGATAGAAACTGATCTTGCCATTGAACCACCATCACCAACAGCCATGACATACTTACTGGTGCTAGATGAAGAGTATCCTACTCCTACACCATTGAACTGAACAGTGTTACCGAATCCAATCTGTCCTCTCTCCCAGAAAGTACCACTCTTAGTATTCATGTAGTAACTACTTGAACCTACAGCAACTACTGGTTCTTGTTGTGTAATTGCTTTAAAGTCAACAACTTGAATGATACCACTAATTCCGTCAAATCTCCAGTTCTTAATTGGGTCTTTACGTTTGATTAAGGCACTTGATATTGCAACGTTTGGACTTGTGATTGTATATCCAGTTCCTCCAAAACCAATGGTCAATGAAGATATACTAGAAGATGTAGAAACAATAGAAGTTATGATGCCTGGTAAAATCTCAGCATCATCAAATATTTGAATGTTTCTTTCTGCTTGAAGTAACTTGTCAATATTAGTGAATAGTGGGAATACATTATTGACATATATTGTATCATCTGTCTTACCAACATTCTTAATAAGTCTTGTTGTAGGTAAAATCTTACTCTTCAAACTAGGTCTTGCTTTTGATATTAATACACCAGATAGAATTTGATCCTGTCTTTGTTTTTCCCATGCAAGAGGTCTATCAGCATCCTGTGCTGTATTAATTCCAATACTGTTGTATGCAAATGTCTCAAGAAGATCAGAAGCGACAATTCTCTTACTTGTTCTTTCAAACTGATCTATGTCTAGTGGATCAAATCTATTTTCGTTAATTTGAACTTTATCGCCAGGTTTCAATGTTGAAGTTGGTTCTACAGTCTCAACGTCTCTCTTTGATCCTCTATAGTAGAATACAGAACACTTAGAATTTGCCTTTGGTGCCTCACTAAAGATCACCCTACTACCTTTGTAAATGTATGATGAGCCAGGTGTCTGTAGAACATCATTGATGTAGATAAAGATATTGTTTGTAATATCCATATCACTACCAGGCTGAGTCTTAAGACTTAGTATTTCAGTGTTACCAGAAGTTGTTACTGATAGAGTAAACTTCTTACGATTACCATTAAAGAATGGTGCAATATCATCAAATAAGATGAACTGGCCAGGATAGAATCCAGAGAAACTATCATTCTCTAACTCCTCAACTGTTAATTGGAATTCTGTCAATACACCTACTCTTGGGTCTGTAGCAATACCACTGATTGTTAGTTTATCATCAACTTTAAATCCTGTTCCCTCTTCTAAAATATTATATTCAGCAATATTACCGTCAACATTGATACGGAAGTTTGCCTTTGCATTTGTTCCAACACCACTAGTGCCAGAAACATATTCTAGACTTCTATTGAAATATCCGTCTGGTTCTGCAATATCAACAAATACAGGTTTAGTAACTTCACCACCTCTCTTATACAAGGCAATTTGAGTTGTTACTCCAGCATTGACTCTAAAGTTTGCAGCATCTAATTTTTCTACTACATCAAATCCTGAGAATCCTTGTTCTATAGAAGATGCTATTCTCTTACCTTGTTGTGAAAGTCCAGCTCTAGCATAGTTGTGATCTACAGTTGAAATACCAACATTGACAACGTATGTTTTATTGTTAATAATCTTATCGACAAAAGTACCACCAGCAGCGAAGTCAGTTCCACTAGGAGAGTTGTTATTAAGTCTAGGTGCAAGAATGACACCTTGAATCTTACCACCAGAATTATAGAAACTAGGTGTAGTAGATGGGCCCACCTGAGTTTCAATCTGAGTGTTGCTGAGAACTCTGGTAATCAGTGAACCATTATAATAAGGATCTCCTCCCTTTGGATAGAATTGTTTTGTAGCGTAGTTATCTTGAGAACATGAGAATAGAATCGACTCAGTTTCTAATTTAACATTCCTACCAACTCCAGCAGCAGTTGTAATACCATGAACAACTGGTAAGAATGCTGTCATGATACCTATAGACTCATGATAGTCTGCGTGGTTAATATTATATGCAACTCTAGTAGAAACCCCAACATTAAGAGTAATGTTATTTGATGTGACAGCAGTTGGATATAATGCAGCGTTATGTGCAGGGTCTGTAGTTCTAGGATATGGATGCTCTGTTGCATATTGATCCATTGAACATGAATATATCAATCCACCTGTCATCAATCCTACTGATGTTGTAGTTGACAATCCGTGTGATGAGTCAGTAGTTATTGTCGCTAATCCACTGTTTGCATCATAAGTTGCATTAGTTACATTGAACTTAACTCTAGATGTGATACCTACGTTAATTGTGAATGTATCTGTCGTAGAAGTAACAACACCAACTTCCACATTGTGTATAGGATCAGTTGTTCTTGGATATGTGTGATCAGTGGCATAGTTGTCCTGAGAACATCTCCATGTGTATGAATCTGTTGCAAGACCTATTGTATCTCTTGCAATCAATAATGAACCAAGTTCTGCGTTCTCAAATGTATGGACATATGCACCACCACTGATTACAGAGTTTGCAACAGCTGATACAAATATATGTTCGGTCTGGTTAGATGATGTTCCTACGTCCAGAGTAATTGTGGTATCTGTAGTAGAAGTAATCTTAACAGCAGTATTGTAAGCAGGATCTGGGCCATTGATGCCAGATTTCCTTGGGTAATAGTGGAATGTCTCATGATTATCTAAGGCACAGGTAAATTTGAATCCATTTGTTTTTAACTTGACAGAAGTTCCTTTTTGAAGTGTATGAGAACCAATATCAATTGTCATCAATCCAGTGAAAGGATCAAATGATCCACTTGTGGGACTATGGTAAACAAGTGGTGATGTTCCTACATTGACTGTGAAATTATCTAAGTCTGTTTTTGTGACTGATAACCACTTTTGATCTGATGGATCTTTTCTTCTAGGATAACTCTTGATAGATTTTCTACCATCCATCTTACATCTGAATCTTAGAGAGTCTCTTGCAATTTGAACTCTATTACCAGTAACCATTCCATGGCCAGGACATGTCACAGTCAGAATACCAGATACGGCATCATAATATGCAAAGTCTATGTTTCTAGTATATGAACCATTGAAACCATGAACGTTTGAGAATACAGTCATGATACCTGTACTTGCAGTGTAAGCTGCAGTAGTGATACCATAGTTGACTATTGTAGATACACCCACATTGATAGTCAGTGTGGTGTCAGAAGTTGATCCAATACCAACGGATACATTACCGCCAATAGGATCATCAGGACGAGGATACGCATGTTCTGTTGCGTAATTATCTCTAGCACATGTGAATAATATTGATGCAGTATTGATACCAACGGTATCTCTTGCCTTCTTAAGACCACCAGTAGTTG